CGGCACGTAAGTATGTGAGCGATTACAACTACGAACAGGGCAAGACCAAGGAAGAGTTTGACTCTATCCTTGACGCAGTTGGATTGACCCGAGGCCAGGTATCAGAGGATTCACCGTCTATCGTCGTGAATGTAAACATCGCATACTGGCGCAAGGCTAACGCGATTCACAACTGGTTCATCGAGAATGTTGCCGGTGGCGAGGATGATTGTAGTCCATTCTACGTGTCACGTGAAGAGCTGCAGGAACTATACCAGACGCTAGTAAACGTGATAAAAGCTAAGAGCAATGGCGCGGATGAATCAACCTTCGAGTATCTCTTACCAACCCAGTCTGGATTCTTCTTTGGTGGCACAGATTACGACGACTGGTATTGGGAGAACGTTGAATGGACAGAGAAACGTCTGGCCAGTATCCTAGAAGACCCCGCCTTTGCAGATTTCGAGTTTCAATACCGCGCTTCCTGGTAAGCCAACAATAAGGAGAGAAAATGATTACATCAAACTACGACCTAAACATCTATTGCGATGGCGAGAAGGTTAGTGCAGCTCTATATCAGTTGCGATACGACGCAGCTTTCCAGGCCTACGAAACCAATAGCGAGAAGTATGTAACCATCAGTTACGATATGTCAGACCCGGAGAACCACAACGCTATCGCCTTCCTGTTGCACGACTTCGCTTGGGACCAAGCGGATGAAGCATATACCGACTACGACACATGGGAAGATGTAGAGGGATACAAGAAACACGCACCGAAAGAGTTGCTAGACTTCTTTGAAAACTATATGGTTGAATACGATTGCGAGGAATATAATGTCAGCGAATAACGATTTCTACTTTGCCTACGATGGCAGCTTTGGTAGCGCAGAAGAACTAACTATCCTAGACACGACCGAGTGGACAGATGAGGATTGGGAGTTGATTGACTTCTCAACCGATATGGAACGAAGCGATGTAGCCCAGAAGATTTGGCAGAAATACAATGATTAGTATTGACGTTCAGCAGAAGGATGTAGAGATAATCCTTGCAGCTTTGAAGACAGCCGAGTCTGCATACACTACCAATGGTGAGTGGACAGCAAGCAAAACCATCGGTAAGATAAACCAGGCGCTACGCAAACAGATTTATGGATTCGTGAAGGGATAGTATGGCAGACAAGAAAGATATTGACGCAGTAAAAGCTGCAATCAAGAACGCCCGTGCAAACGAGAAGGTTGCTATTGCAAATGCAAGACGCAAGTTGGCTAACCTAGTAGATGAGATGGTGGCCCATGAACATGCGATTGTAGTCGAGGAGATTCACAGAGCATTAGTTATGGGTATGTCATCGCGCAAGATTGGTGAGGCGTATGGTTCATCTGACCCACATACAATCAGACGACTAATGACAGAGGCTATCGCTGGCACAACAAGCAACAGCGGTAGCGCACACCCGGAGTGGAAACTTACACGCAACGGTGACGGAACGTTCACCATCACGGCATACAGCCTTGGTGATAATAAACTTAGCGGTTCGGGTATCTTCTCAATCGATGAGGATGGCGAGAACTTCTCGCTTGTGGATGGCGATGCTTTTATCGCGGTGCAGCTTTACAAGTTGGGGCAAAAGGATGTAGTATTGGAGGAAGCACGTGGCTAATGAAGATTATGAAGATATGGTTGCAACGGTTGGTGATACTGCCGATTACTATTCTGATATTACTGGGCGCAATATTAGTATGGGCGTTGATACTAGCCTTGATGTTTGGCTTGACACCACTCGCACTAATGGCCGAGAGTATTTTGATTCGCTTGAAGAAGCGGAACGCCGAGTAAAGTTGTTATATGATGACTTGCTACCAGATGAAGATGAGATTGACCCGCTAGAAGGCTTTTAGTGATTGGGATTGTAGCCATAGTGCTATTCGCCCTATGGTATATGAACCATAAGAAGGAGATAAATGAGCAGACAACAACTGAGTCCACTGACATTGGAACAGCGTCAGATGAAGGCAGTCGAGAAGATTATCTCAGAGCCTACCAAGGCAGCTCTCAACGCTTCCCTTATGGGGACTGGCAAGACACTTATGGGCGTGGAGGTAGCGAAACACCTTGGGAGTCAAACCATACTAATCGTTGGACCCCTTAATACTTACTGGGGTTGGTGGGATACCATCCAACGACAGACTGACTACAAGAGCGTCATTCGCAAGATTGACAGTAGCAAGTCTGGCAAGGAGGCCATGCAGTTATTGATTGCTAAGGAACCTGGATGGTATTTCATCGGCCGTGAGTATTTCAGAACGCAGGTCTGGGATAAGATTGTGCCGGATATTGTTATGGTTGATGAGTGCCACTTCGCACAGAACCGCAACAGCAAGTCATTCAAGTCGCTTATGAAGTTGAAGTCTGGCTTCAAGTTGTCAATGTCGGGAACGCCATACGGCAATAAGTTCGAGGGCTTCTGGGCAGTGACGCGATGGCTATGGCCTAGCGTTGTGCCTAAGAGCTTCTGGTCTTGGGTCTATGACTACTGTCGGACTGGCTACTCACCGTTCAGCAAGATGGATATCCTTGGCGAGCTGGAGCCTGGCAAGTTTGCCAAGTCCCTTCCTTGCTACATCCGCCTTGAGCCTAACCACAATCTAGAAGTCGTAGAAGAAACCAGATTCGTAGACCTTGTGCCAGCACAGCGCAAGATTTATGAGAAGTTCGAGAAAGACTTGGTTGTGTGGCTAAAGGATAACCCGATGATTGCAGAAGTCCCGATTGCAGCTCGTATCCGCCTTCGCCAGATTACCCTTGCAGTGCCAAGTATCAACGAGGCCAACGAGGTTATCTTCGAGGCAGACGCGGTAAGCACTAAGTATCGTGCGCTTCAGGAAATCATTGAGGATAATCCGAATGAACCTATGTTGCTCTTGACTGACAGCCAGAAGTATGCTAACCTTGTTGCAACACGTCTTGGTGATTCCGCTTTCGAGTGGAGTGGCCAAGCAAACCAGGCGCAACGCGAAGCCGCGAAGCAGAAGTTTCTCAAGGGAGAACTTCAATATATCGTGGCAGTTATTCCGGCTATTGCAGAAGGCGTGGATGGGTTGCAGGATGTATGTTCTACAATCGTCTGGCTATCACACAGCGACAGTAACCTAATGAACCAGCAGGTTATCGACCGCATCCGTAGACGTGGCCAGAAGAATGTTGTAAAGATTTACGATATCGTAGCGCGTGACACATATGACGAAGGCCAGTTGTCTTCGCTTGTAGAAACGCAGCTTGCTATGAATGCAAGTCTTAGGGAGGAGAAATAATGTCACTTGGATATTACGGTGATGGCGGTTCAATGCGCGGTTCTGGTATTGATGCCACTGATATCAGATGGTCTTTCGTGTGCGAGTCATGTGGCCACGAGAACGATGACCTAGATGCAACAGCCGAGGGTTACGATGTCTGGGCTTATTGCGAAGTATGTGTAATGCCAAATAGCGGAAGGCTGGAATAGTAAATGGAAGAGACACCAATCTACAACGAGATGCAGAAGCATTACCACATGCTACAGGCAACCGCCCGTATTGAGGCACGTATGGAACTTGTGAAGAAACTAAAGGAAATCAAGAGGCCGGTAAAGCAGGTGCTTGACTTGATTAAGGAGTATGAGCTGCGCGATGCCAAGGCTTAGAACACCGAAGCCACCATGCTCAGTCCAGGATTGCAACACTGAGAGTTGGCGACTGTATGAGTATTGCCGTAAGCACCAAGCAAGGCTTATGCGAACCGGCACAGTCGAAGGCATTGAGGCTATCCGTGCAATCAACCGTGAGGCTAAAGAAGAAGCATCAAAGTATTGCAAAGAAGAAGGATGCGAAGAGTTGGCAGTCCAGCGCAAGAGATGCGAGTGGCACTACGATGACCTTATCGAACGGTTACGGATACGTAACCAACAGAACTATGAACTAATGCAGGACTACGAAGACATCGACTATGATGACTTCTGGGAATGGGTAAAGAAAGAATTGAGGTTAGCATGAAGCAATCAGAAGGGCTTGCTTGGCCGGTTAAGGTTGGCGCAGAGGTATACCTAAATCAATACAAAGTGAATGATGACCTTATTAACTATTGGATTAATATCAACGGAGAGACTGTTGCCCTTACCAGGGCTCAGTACATCGGCCTTTATGAGGCTAGGCTAGAGCTTTGGGATGACGTTGCAAGACGAACTGAGGAGCGTATTATCAAGTTGCTAGAACGGGCGAGCATTGGTTTTGAGCAATTCGATTCTGACTCAGTAGCAACAACTAATTTCTTAATCAGACTTATCAAAGGAGAGAAGTAAATGGGCAAGATGAACGAAGAGTGGCTAAAGGAAAACTATCCACAGCCAGCAGAGGAGAGTAATGATTAACGCAGACACCATCAACGAATACTTAGAGTGGCGACAAGAGAAGGCCAACCAGGTAAACTACTATCGAGAAGACGCTATGTCACCAGAGGCTTGGATTAAGGAAATCCTAATGTCCGAGGCTCATGATAGAATCAACCTTATCAAGGACTTGTTGGAGAGCGAAGACCTTGACCCACTTGAGGTTGCCACTAAGATTCACAGTTTAGTTTACGACCCGATTGAGGAGCTGCATGACGATACTGGGCTGGTGCATGACGGGCCACCATACGATATGCCTGAAGACGATACCGAACTATAGTTGCCAATGCGACTGCCATAAGGAGACAGATGAGCGAATACCAGTGGGAACAAGCGGATAAGAATAATCCGTGGGGTAAGAAGAGAGCCAGGGGAACGCACTGTTCTAAGGGACACGAGTTCACCGAGGAGAATACTTTTATTCGCCCACTTGATAACGCTCGTGTCTGCCGACAGTGCCGTAAAGAATACGCCAAGATGAAGTATCAGGAAAAGAAGATACAGAACAACGGCGTGGCCCGGACCAAGAAGGAAAAGATTCAGGTGTTTGAGTTGTCTGAATCTGTGCAGATATCCGAAGCTGCACTACCTTTGTGGGAGGCGCTCAAGGCCGGACTTCGCGAGAACGAAACACCCTGCCTAAACAAGCCAGAGATATACGCAGACCATACGATTATGGTTTCTATTGACGAAGCCGAGGAACTATGCTATGGTTGCCCTATCATAAAGGCATGTTACGACTATGCCATCGCAGATAATGTGAATGCAGGAATCTGGGGTGGCGTTGTAATGGATGGAGAGGAGAGTGTTTTATTTGAGTTTGACTGACGCTCAGGTTAAAGACCTGACAGTTGAGTTGTTCTTGCAAGAGTCAGAACGCGACAAGCAACGTAAGGTTGGCGCATCGCAGATATCAGACCCTTGCACAAGGCATTTAGCGCATGGCCTTATGGCAACGCCTAGGCTACCACAGAAGTATTGGTTGGGAGGAAAGATTGGTACAGCTATTCACGGATTTATTGAGCGTGCTATTGCCGATAGCGGGAATGTTCTTCTCGATGGCTCTTTGGTCGAACAGAAAATCGGACTTGGTATTCTTGACGGGTACGGTTCTATATCTAGCAAACCTGACTTGGTTTTGGTACGTAGTAACCACCTAATCGACTGGAAGACAACTACCCGAGCCAAGATAAAGAAGCTTCAAAACTTTATCGATGGCGTAAAGCAGGATAAAGATTCAGAGTACACGCTTCGTAAGTACATAGGACAAGCGCAACTTTACGCTTGGGGTCTCAACCAAGCGGGCACTAAGATTGATAAGGTTACGATTGTTTTTATTAACCGGGATGGTACAAATGAAAATGATATCGCAACATTCAGCGTAGATTATGATGAAGAGTTCGCAGTTGGACTATGGACTCGACTTGAGAATCTATGGAAAGAACTACAAGAAGGCGCTCACCCAGAATCATATGCGCCAACTGACGGTTGTTACATGTGCGCTGTAGACAAGTAACGACACGCCGATAGAAGTCGCTACTAGATTTCTTGAATCATATGTGTTATACTGTACAAACCAGAAACAAGGAGGAAACAAATGACTGAAGCAACAAAGGCCCCTGAGCCAGCATTCCTAAAGCTGATTCACAAGGCAGAAACACTGAACAAACCAAAGTCAATGCTGTTCTACGGTGACGCAGGTCGCGGTAAGACTTGGCTTGCAGCTTCGATTTCAGAGGTTGCAGAGTTCGGCCCGGTTCTACTGATTGACGTTGAGGGTGGCTCATCTGCTATCGCTCGTGACTTCAAGACCGTAGATGTAATCCAGATTGAAAAGCACGAACAGTTCCAGGCTGTGTATGACTGGCTAATCGCCGGTGACCACAAGTACAAGACTGTTATCATCGACACCATCGGTGTTGTAATGGACCGAGCTGAGAAGTTCTTCGGCGAGAAGCCAGAGAACAAGGGCAACAAGTTCGGCAAGTGGGGCGACCTAAAGAACTGGGCGAATGAAATCTTCCGCACGTTCCACACCGCACCATTCGTGAGCATCCTTATTGCCCACGCACTTGATGACAAGGATGAGAACAGTGGTGCAATCAAGACCACTGCGATGCTTCCTGGTTCGTTCAAGTCAACCCTGCCATCTATTCCAGACATCGTTGGTTACATGACCATCGAGGCGCAGGAAGATGGCCCGCCACAGCGAGTGCTAATCGTTGGCCAGTCAGACCGATTGGTTACGAAGAACCGCTTCGGTCTGCCGGCGAAAATCTATGACCCGTCTATGAAGTCAATCATGGACATTATCAACAAAGGAGGAAAATAATGGCTAAGAAAAACAAGCCAGAACCAAAGCTGCATCGTTCACCAGAAGAAATCGCACCTGCTTATCTACAGGCATACATTGATGTAGTAATCGCAAAGCAGTCAGCAGATGCAGCTTACGCTTCACTAGAGCAAGCATGTGGAGCACTACGCGGAATCGAAAATGAAATCAAGGAAGCGCTACAGAGCGCACTAAAGGAGGTACAGTAACATGTCAGCAATCAAACTAAACATCACGCAGGACGCGCTAGACTCAACCACCGGCGGAGACTACACGCCAGTGCCGGAGGGCTCATACAACGCAACAATCTTTGACGTAAAGTCAGAGGAAGTTCGTTCAGGCGAGAATGCCGGTAAGCCACGCTTCAACATCCAGTTCCGACTATCAGGCCCAGGCGTTGAGAACCGCCGTGTCTTCAGTTACGTGCCACTGTACGTAGCGAAGGACTTCTGGAAGACCAAGGCTTTCTTCTCCTCGCTGGGGATTGACATGGCGGCAGGTAAGTTCGTTGTGCCAGAGCCAAACGAGTTGCTTGGTAAGGCAATCGGTGTTCGTGTCAAGACTGGTGTAGACCAGAATGGTCAGCCTCGCAATGAGGTTGCTGGCTTTGACAAGGCAGTAGAGGGTGCGGAGAACATCCTTGCATCACTTGGTGCAACTGCTGCTGTCGGAGATGTATGGTAGCCTAAATGGGTAGTCCTGAGACATGACTAAAAACTGTCTCACAAGCCCCAACTGGGTTCCACGCTTTTCTCTCTCCTCCTTTGTGCGTGTGACTAGGTTCGATTCCTAGATGGGGCACAAACAGCAGTTCCCTCCGTAACGGGGCTTTGGTTAATCCCTGAGTTCGCAGTGCCTACGGATTTGCTGGTCTTATCACCCATTGCTGCGGCAGGTGATAGGATAAAAATGCAGGAATCCCAAAAGGGTGACCCGCCTTGCCGCTCAGGATGGTATCTCATCTTGAGTGTGCATTGCCCCCTAGCTCAATGGCAGAGCAGGAAGCTGTTAACTTCAAGGTTCCTGGTTCGAATCCAGCAGGGGCAGCGATAGTTATAATGATAAAAACTATCTGGGGCTAACTCCAGAAAATTAGCCGCAAGTCTACCAGCGGATGGAAGACGGGCATACTTCTCCCTGAATGAAGTGCTACTACTTGTAGGAGAACAAAGTCGGTAGTGGTGGCCTTATCAGCCACGCACTACGCAAGGGAAATAAGTGTTACGGAAGCACGATGGTCTCCAACACCATTAGCCCGAGTTCGACTCTCGGATTTCCTGCAAGGAGAAAGAAACTAACAAAGGAGGATTTATGCAGACAGGTGACTTTTTAGAGTCCATCTACGGTGATGCTAAAGGTATTGTAACAATAGTAACGCGAGGCGTTACTGGTGAACTAACAGAGCAAAAGTTCTTCAACTACCCAGAGCAAAAAGACCAGATGATTGCATTATCATTGGCTAAAACCAATGAAGATGTCTACTATTCCCCA